TACGGCTTAAAAGATCGATAGGCGCCACTATCGGTTATGAAGTCACTGAGTTGATCCTCGATCACTTCGCGATAGGCGTTCTGTAAATGAATTCTAAGTGTTTCTCTTGGGTCACTTTGATATCGGGTTTCAGGTAGAGTTTTACCATATGGAAATTCTTTACCAATAGGCATTTCCTTCCCGACTCTTGCCTCGGTGACCTGTTCCATCGTTCTTGCAAGATGATCATTGGATCTTGAAATAAAATCAATCTCACCCTTGCCTAAAACCTGACGGGGGACATAGAAAAGTCCGCCCCGGTCTTTGGTCAAAGGTTTTAACCCCGCAAGAAGCCTCATGTTCTCCACTTCATCAACAACCTGCAAGAATTCATCGATGTACGCACGGGCCTCAAGTGAAAGATCGTCGGCGAAAGCATCGGGATCTGCGAAAACGTCCTGCCACATATGGCCGGTATCGTCAAAAATCCCGTCTTCATCAATCTTGAAAGGGGTTCTTCTCACAATCGGCTGGAACCTGGAAGCAAACTCGCTTAATTTTCCCTGTCCAGGGAATCTCATTCTTCTTGCGTGGGCATCGAGTGTTGATTGCAGGGCAATTTCAACCAGTTCGTTCACGGTGCTTGTTTGCCTTGCGTATGCGATAAGTGCTTTTTCAATATCACTTTGAGCTGCCGCTGACGGATTGATCCTAAGCTTCTTTGTGAGCATTCGCAGGATCGGATTTGATATTGTGTCTATTTCTTGAACGACCGCCTGAAACGCCCTTGGGAGTCGTACATATAAGTTGCCTTCGGAAGCTCCTGATATACCTAGTGCATTTCCCCAGTGGCCAAGGATTTCTCTTGCCTCTGCACTTCCGGTCTGAACCTTTTTGGTATAGACGTTAGGCGCCGGGGAATCAACAAGTCCTGCGTTTCTCATTCGCTCAAAAGATTCAATTAACTTGTCATCAAGGTCAGTTGGATCGATATCATCGATCTTTCTTGTGAGATCAATCACCTCATCGTCCATCATCTTGTGAAAAATCAGCAGATCATCTTCGTAGATCGCATTTTCAGGCAGCCCTGGTATCTTGATAGGTTTGTTAAAAACCTTGTTGAAAATAGTTTCGGTCGCTTTTTCGTATTCGCTTTTTGCAAGAGGGTTACTGGCCCATCCGACAGGCACCTTTTTAATCAGAGGTTTTATGAGATTAATTCCAGGTTTTACAACCTTGTAAATTCCCGTGCCAATGAGTTTTTCAACGGCGGTTTCAGGAACAATTAAGCCTTCCAATACTATCTCAATTGTGCCTCTTGTATACTTGTCTGGTAGGAACTTGATATCCGTAAAATGCTCATCGAAAAATTCTTGCTCTTCCATGAAATCGAGCTTCTTTCCCATGTTGCTCTCGCGTTCAGCAAGGGCCTCTTTGTATTCTCCACTCTCTGTTCCAGTTGCAAACCTTAAACCTTTCTCCCCTTTGCCCCTGACAAATCTTGCAGTTTCCTGTAGTCCGCTTAAAGGAATGCCGATTGTCGATTTATACAGCGACCCCGCTATATCCCTTTTTAAGTCAGCAGTCTCCAGGTTAACGAGCGGCTGATTGGTAACAGGGTCAGTTAATTCTCCTCTTTGCTCATAAAGACTCCATTCATCTATGAGGGGAATTGAAGACGGACGGATACCTGCGGCTGTTTCTTCTCTTCTCCGGGCAAGAGTTGCCATATCCTCTTCGCTCAACCTTCTGACTTTTGAGTCACCGAAACCTGGCAGTTCAGTGGTCTGCAATGCCTGGTACTGTTCGTATAAGCTCGGAAGTTTATTCGGAAACTCATCGAAGGGTGTAAAGGTTGTCCCGGATTCCTGTTCGGAGATAGCCATACGTTCTGATTCCGTCGAATAATCAGTCGGGACATTAAAGCCCCGGTATCTCCTGAAATTGCGTCGGGCAATTTTTTCCTTAAGCCTTCGCTCTTCGCGCGTCAGGCTAAATCTGGGGCGAAACCCCGGAACAATATCAGTTCTTTGTGTTACATCGCCTCCGCCTAAAAAGGGTCGTTTGGTTGCCATTATGCTCTACCTCTTGTGACTACTGTTCTGCCTCGGCCACCGGTTCTAAGAAGAGGTCTTCTCTTCGCGGTCTGTTCTCGCTCTTTTCTTTCCTGCTCTAACTTGAAGAATGGACTTTCCTTGTATCGTTCCTCAAATCCGGGAAGTTTAGATGCAAAAAATTCCTGACTAGTTTTGCCTGCACTCGTCAGTCTTTCTCTTTCCTCGTCTCTGAATTCAATTCCGGTCAATCCCTTGAGATCAAGTTTTAGTCCAGGCATTTCAACTTTTTTACCGTATTTGTCAATACCAGTTGGGGCAGGGCCAACCCCTTTTTGCATACCTGCGATACCAACATCCATCGCATCAATAGCAGCCTGCATACTTGCAAGTTGCTCGTCTGAATATTTGGCTACCTGTTGTGTAATCGTAGGGTCTTCGCCTGGCTCCAGACCTGTGCCGACAGTTTCTTTTTTGGCCGCCTCAAGGTCTGCCTGAAGAGCTGCCTGCTTTGCTTTTTCACCGGCGATTGCATCTTTTATCGGCTGGTACTGTTGCTGGAACGTCTGGGCAAATTCACCTTTTTGAAGTTCTTGTTCTGTCAGCCCTTCTTCTCCTGCTGCTCGTAACGCTTCATCTCTGGCAACGGCTTTCTGGTAGTCTTCTTCCATAACCGCCTCAAACCGCTCTCTTTCTTCTGGGTCCATAGGTGAAGCAGCTACTTCTCTGGCAAAGTCCCGTCTTGCTCTAGCAATTCTTTTCTCTGCTTGCTCACGTTCTTCGGGAGTTAGGTCTCTCGCAAGTGCTTCCTCATACTGTTTTTCAAAAGAATCGAGTTTTGTCTTCTGAAGATCAAAGGCTTCCTGTCCTACATCACCAAATATGGCTGATTTGAAGGCTGCCTCGTCAAACTGTTCAGCGCCTTCTCTTTCCCATTCTTCAGCGAAACCGGGAAGTCCCATCTGCTGCTGAATAAAGCCTGCAAGGCTGGGGTCTTCCATTGCAATATTCTGCAAAGAAGGGGTTATTGCCGCGAGATTGAAGGCAGGGGCTTCCTCTTTTTTGTAACGGCTGATCTCAAGTCCGGGTATCAAGGGTGGTTGGTCTACATCTATTCTGCCAAACTCATCGACCCCGAACTGCCTTTTGAAATCGGATTCGTAAAGATCGTATGCAGCGAGAGCGCCCGGAACAAGTTGTCCCTGTTCGTCTCTTCTTCCGCTCGTCGCCTCATCAATTATTCGCGCTATGTCTTCCTCTTTCTCAATTCCGCCTGCGAGCATTGCTCTCTGTGAGAGTTTAGGGAAAACAGTTTTTGTAAGATGGTCTATATAAGCCTGTGAGCTGTCTGCCGTTATGAGTCCCCTCTTTTGGAACTCCTCAAACAGTCCGCCTTCAAGGCCAGAGGTTAGCTGCGCTGATTCTGTTTCTGCGATCTGCTCGTACCCGCTGGAAATTGCTTTATTTAGAGCCGCTCTAAATCCACCATTGGCAAGCGCCTGCGCCTCGCTGTCAAAGCTCGTTAGTTGTGCTTGAAGCGCTAACTTATCTTCAGGACTGGCTGCAAGATATGCGTTCCAGTCCTGCTCTGTAAGTTCTCTCTGGAGAAGGGTATTGAGGATTGATTGCCGTCCCCCTATAGTCGCTCGTTCATCTGGGTCAAAGGGTCGGTCCTCTTTTCTCTTGTTGTACCTGTCGCGTACCTTTGCTTCAAGTTCGGGGTCATCGAGCATATCTT